CATGTAGTAGGATGCGACTTTCATCAAACTGGTTATTATGTAGGTTACGGCGGTTTTAATGCGCAACAGGCTAAATTAGGCGAAGGTGGCGGCCCATGCTGGGGGCAGGGGAGAGTTAGGCCACCACGCCATCGGGTTCATGCTTTAAAAGGACAATTAGATGTTTTGAACCAGATATTAAAAGCAGATAAGCGGCTACATATTGATGAACATTTAGCAAGAGTATTGGAAGGAGAACAATAAATGGACGCATTATTATTTATGAAGGGTCATAGCGAAAGAATACCAGACAAGAACATTAAGTTATTCTGCGGAAAACCATTGTTTTATTGGGTAATTAATACGCTTTTAAAGGTTAAAAAGATAGATAAAATATATATAGATACCGATAGTAAATCTATAAAAACAGCAATAAACAATACTTTTGGCGCAGAAAACATTATTCTTTTAGATAGACCGAAACATTTATTAGGTAATTTAGTTACTGCAAATGACTTGGTAGCAGGTATTCTTAATAGAATTGACGGGGAAGACTTCTTACAAACCCATGTAACTAATCCGTTAATTAAAGCAGAAACATTTACCAATGCTATCTGCACGTATTATAATAATAAACCAAGCTTTGACACATTAATTGGCGTAACCCGGCATCAGGCTTGTTTCTATGACTTTAACCGGGAACCAATTAACCATGAACCAAACCAGATAGAAAGAACACAAGACTTACCACCAATATACGAAGACAATTCAAATCTTTATATATTTAGCCGGGAAGCATTTGGTTTGTGGGGAAGAGTAGGTTTAGAACCATATATGTATGAACTAAATAAATTAGAAGCAGTTGACATAGATGAAGAAGCAGACTGGGTTATAGCAGAAGCGATTAAATTATGGGAAGGGTTGAAATAATGGAATATGGTGACTGCGGTTATCACAAAGATGGCACAAGATGGCTGGATATAGGGCCGGGATGGCATAAAGAATATAGGATACCGGGCTTTGAAACGCTTGATGTTGAAGAACGGGGCAACGTTGACCACGTAGCTGATGCAGAACAACGGTTACCATTTGATGATAATACATTTGACCTAATTCATGCTTCCCATGTTTTAGAACATATTGTTTGGATAAAAACGCAAGATGTTATGAATGAATGGGTAAGAGTATTAAAACCGGGTGGCACAATAGAAATATGGGTTCCGAATGCAGAAGGAATATTTAAAGCATGGATGCAGGCGGAGAAAGGCAACCCTAAACTATTTAAAGCTGAACGGGGCAAACTTTGGAACAAACGAGGGAATAACCCGTGGGCAATGGCAAACGGCCTTTTACTATCTGCAAAAGGGATAGAATTTATGCCTTGGGGAATACATAAAGCAATATTTACTGAAAAAGCTTTAAGGGAAATTATGACTAAAGCTGGGATAACTTCAATTAAAAGAATGAAGGCTAAAGATATGCGGGAAACAAAACCCGGTATCCTTAAAAAGAAAAATTGGATGCGCAGACAAATGTGGATGAACTTAGGGCTAAAAGGTAAAAAACAGTGAACCGGTTTAATGAGTATCTTGAAGATAAAAAAGTAATAATAGTTGGCCCAGCTTATTATTTAAAAGGTAAGCACCAAGGGGTTTATATAAATTCATTCGATGTTATAGTGAGGGTTAATGAGCCGATGCACGCGCCACTAACTAAGCAGGATAAAGTTGACTTTGGTTATAAAACAAATATTATTTACTTACCGCCAAGTTTAACTAAGATATTTATTACCCGGCAAATAAAGTCAACGAGAGGCTGGAAAGGAAAGAAAACCTTTACTAACGCTGATATAATGGCAGCGTATAATAGATGGCAGGTAAGAGGTTTAGAATGGGTAGTAGGTCGGAACCGAGGAGAAAAACCAGCTAATATTAAATTTAATTATCTAAATATGGATGGCAGTTGGATTCGTAAAACGTATAATGAAGCAAAAATGAACATAATACAAACGACAGGGGTATTATCAATAAAACATCTTTTAGAAACTGATCTGAAATCTTTAAATGTAATTGGATTTGACTTTTATCAAACTGGGTATTTTTATGCAAAAAATGATTGGAAGAAGGGCAGGCCGAAAATAGGCACAAAAGGTAATCCGCATTTAAAGTATTTTAAACAATTAGTAGAAAAAGAAAAAAGGTTAATAATTGATGACCACTTGAAAGGGATATTAGATGACAATTAAATGCCATTACCATCATAAAAGAAATAATTTTGGCGATATGCTAACCCCGTTTATTATTAAACATTATACGGGGCAGAAAGTTGAATTGGCGGAAAGAAACGACACCGGCAAAATATTAGCTTGCGGGTCTATTCTTGGCAGGGCATTAAAAGAAGATGACTTTGTTTGGGGAACCGGTTGTATGAAGGATAAAGTTTTACATGCTCCACGTGGTGTAAAAATCTATGCAGTAAGAGGGCCATTAACAAGAAGACTGATAAAAGGGGCAGTAGCACCACAAGTTTATGGCGACCCCGGTTTACTATTACCGGAAATATATAATCCAAAAATTAGCAAGATAAACAAAATTGGTTTGTTACCACATTTTAAAGACTACAGAAGAATAAAAAGAAAGTTTCCAGATAATTTTATTATTGATATTAAAAGTCCTATAAAAGTTATTGTAGATGAAATGAAATCATGTGAATTAATAATAACAAGTTCTTTGCATGGTGTCATCGTATCAGAAGCATACGGAATACCGGTTGTTTGGGCTAAAATAATGAATAGGAGAGAATACAGAAGAAAAACAGGTAGTGGTTTTAAGTTTCATGATCATCTCTTATCAACAGGAAGGAGGAAAGAAAAACCAACAAGCTGGAACAAAGCAGTTAGCAAACCAGAAAAGTTCACATTACCGAAACCAAAAATAAATACGAAACCATTAAAAGAAGCATTTAAAGAAATGATGGAAGACTATATGGCGTTTGACAGATAGGTGTAAATGTGCTATACTTTTAGTGGAATTATAGGTATTTTATTAAGTTTTAACATAATGCAATCTGCGGGGCAATAAGAATCGCAGGGGGCAAAAATTAGGAGGTTTATCATGACTGAAGAAACAAAAGCAACTGCTGGGGCTTCCGAAGATGTGAAGAATCAGCCGGGGCAAGGAAGCAAAACCGAAGGTACCAAACCAGAAGGCAAAACCGAACAAAGTTCTGAAGATGAAATTCTAACTCTGTCTAAAGCAGAATATCAAAAGCAACTACAGGCAGAATCGGATAAGCGGGTAAGACAAGCTGAAAAGACCTTTGAGAAAAAATACGAAGACCAACTTCGTGAAAAAATCGAAAAGGAACGCGAAGATGCGGAACGGCTTGCACGGCTAACATCGGACGAAAGAGAAAAAGAGCTATTTGAGCGGAACAAGACCCTTCTGGAAGAGAAAGAAAAGAAACTACGTCAACGGGAAATGAAATTAGCAGCAATAGATGTTCTAAATGATGAAGGTTTACCAGTTACATTTGCAGACCAGTTGCTTGGTGAAAGTGTAGATGACACACACGACCGAATCCAGAAGTTTAAAAAAGCATGGCATGAAGCAATCGACACAGAAGTCAACAAGCGACTAAAAGGCAGAATACCCGAAGACGGCGGACAGAAAACAGGCGAAACGAATATGAACGAGATAATTCGTCAGGGTTTTAGAAAACGAGCATAACCTAACTAATATAAAAATAAAATTGAAGGAGGAGATAAATTTAAAGGAGTGATTTAAATGACTTTGATCGCAGGCGGTCACGGAACCGGAACCAAAGGCACTCATATGACAACCGAGTTCGATGCGTGGCCTTTAATTCCCGAAACAGTAAGTAAAGAAATTCAGGACGGTATTGTAGAATCCAGCGCGGCTCTTAGTTTGTTTAGCCGTTTGCCCAATATGAGTTCACGTGTTCATCGTATGCCATTGCTTTCTACTCTGGGCTATGCAGAATTTGTTTGTGATACCACAGACGACAGTCTTGTAGCCGGTGCAGATGTAGAAATTGGTGACGCTGAATATCTGGCAATGAAGGGCGAACCATACGGAACTGCCGACCCCGGTATTGTTCCTAACGAAGGCGCACCAGAACTAAAACCAACTCATCAAATGAAATGGGAGAACATCTTTATCGTAGCAGAACCTATCGCTATTATTCTTCCTGTTCCTGATGATGTATTGGACGATAGCGAGTATGACCTCTGGGCAGCTATGCGCCCCCGTATTATCGAAGCATTCCATCAGCGTATTGATAATGCTATTGTATGGGGACAGAATAGGCCGCAAAGTTGGCCTTCTGGTGTAGTTCCTACCGCTATTGCACGCGGGCAGGTTGTAGCAGAGGGAACCAACGTTGACTTTGCAGATGACCTTTCAGCCCTGATGGGTATTCTGGAAGCACAGGCATACGACCCCAGTGGCTTTATGGCTGCACCATCTGTTAAAGCAACCCTTCGTGGACTAAGGGATACCAACGGTATGCCTATCTTTGCACCGCCTACAGCAGGAACTCCCGGAACTATCTGGGGCTTGCCGTTGGCTTATGTAAAGAATAACACTTTCCAACTTGCCACTTCCCGCCTAATTGCAGGAAAGATGGACGAAGCGAAGTATGCAATTCGCTCTGACATGAGCTGGAAACTGTTTACCGAAGGTGTTATTTCCGACGAAAACGGAAAAGTAATTCTTAACCTCATGCAACAGGACAGCAAAGCAATGCGAGTTGTTATGCGTCTTGGTTGGGCGGTGCCAAATCCTCTGCATTCTCTACGCCCTGACCGTGATGGTTATCCATTTGCAGTTCTCACGGTTTAAAGGTTGGGGGCTTAACCGCCCCCTTATCCCTTTTTTTAAAGGAGTGAGTTTGTATGATAGAAGTGACCATGAACCAGACGACCAAATTAAGCAGGAATGGCAAAACCTATCATGGCGGGACAAACCACTGGGTTCCTTTGACAGTTGGTTGGCGATGGGTTGACCGAGATATAGCAAGGTTTGTAGCTTTACGACCAGACGTTGATGCAATGCCATTTTCAGGACTAAGAGTCCAACAAGACGCATGGTGGCACGAGGCAGATAAGGCTCAACAATAATGGGCAAAAGGGGTACGACATGGGCGATAGTATTTTAGAACGTTATAGCGGAGAGCATGGTAACGCTTGGAATGACGAAAATACCGGGCGGCTAAATAAAGGAGGATATTTTAATGCAAGTTAAAATTATCAGAGAAACAGCAACAGTGAATCATGGGCCATTAAGTAGGGGGCAAGTTTTTACCAGTAATGATATTGATGAAAAAACAATGCAACGATGGGTAAAAAGAAATATTGCAGTAGAAGTTAAAAATGCACCAAAGTCAGCAGAAAAACCAACTGAATATATTTCAACTGAAAAAGTAATGAAAGAATTAAACATTACCAAAGAAGATGTCGAAAAAGTTAATTTAGATGATGTATTAGGTATTGAAGAAATGTCTTTTCAGGAATTACGTAGATATGCAAAAGACCACGGTTATGAAAATTATGGCAAAATGAACCGGGAAGAATTAATTGAAATGTTGACGGAAGATGAAGAAGTAGAAGAAACAAGTCCATTCTTTGACGGGGCTGAATAATTATGCGGGAAAATTTGCTTACATGGGTTAGAGACTATTGTAATGACCAGACCCTTGAAGATGAAGGGGCTATTGCTATTTTTTTAGATAGGGCAATAGACTGGTTAAACGCTCATGTATCAGGGGTATCATCTGAAAAATTAGGTGACTATGCTATTGCATTCGGGGCAGCAGGTAATTTAGCAACAGCATTACCGCAATCTCTAATAATGTTTCTTAGACCCTACAAAAAGATGAAAATGTTATAAAAGGGGCTAATAACCATGCTGGCAAATATCGCAAATTGGTTTACTGAAGAATGGGTAGTAAACCGTTTAACAACAGAAGATGACGACTGGGGCAACCCGGTTGAAGCATGGAATTTTAGTCATACCATATTCGGCAGGTTTCGCCCATTAAGTGGGGATAGAAAATTATCAGCCGATAAACAAACAGAATTTGCAGACGGCAAATTATATTGTGCAATGGGTTCAGATATTTTTGTCGGCGATAAAATTCAGCGAAACGGGGAAACTTACGAAGTATTATTTGTGCAAAACCCAATGTCAATGGATAAATTCTTACAGGTCGAAGTAAAATTTATAGAGTTTGAAGAGGGGTCTTAATGGCTACACAATGGACAAGAACAGACTTTAAATGGAATGGTGATAAGGTTCTTGCGGCAATAGAAAAGAAAGATGCAGCACTAACCCGTGTAGGAATGGCTATTCAGGAAGCGGCACAGAAACTTGTAAAAGTTGATACTGGGAATTTAAAAGGTAGCATAAACTATGCTTTAGCAGATGAAGCGTCACCGGGTGGGGCAAAAAAATCCGGTGGTATGGTTGATGAAGCAGGGTTATTAAAAGCGCACGGGGCTAAAGATGAGGTTTGGATAGGCACAAATGTTAAATATGCAAGGCGTATTGAATTTGGTTTTAGGGGTGTAGACAAATTAGGCAGAAAATATAACCAAGCGGCGCAATCATATTTAACACCGGCATACGAAGCACAGAAGAGCCGGGTAGCAAAAATTATTAAAGATATATTAGGGGCACAAATTAAAGGGGCAGGTTAATGGCAAATCTAATTGAACCAGAAATGCGAACTTATCTTGCCGGGGCAGGAACTTCGGCAACAAATTTTTATTTACAAATTGCTCCCGGTAGTGCAACTGACCCTTATGGCACAATTACAAAAGTAAGCCCCGGTAAAAACTACACTCATAATGACCACGGGGCAAACAGTTTATTTGAAACCAGAATGAGATGTTCTTGTTACGGGAGTAGTTATCAACAAGCAAAAACGTTAGCAGATGAAGTGATAGAAGAGATGGAAGCATGGGCAGGTGCAGAAGCAAAAGTGCAAGCAGTATTTTTAGCAAGCGAAGTAGATTTGTATGAAGAAGAATCAAAAACGCATCAGGTAGCATTAGATTTTACAGTTTGGAATACTTATTAAGGGGTGGTATAAATGGCAGGTTATGCAGGTTTAGGAACAATTTTAAGTATCGGCGGGACAGATGTGGCGGAAGTTACGTCAATTAGTGGCCCCGGTGTTTCTGCGGACACCATTGATGTATCTTCGCACGATAGTTTGGCAGATGAAGACGCTTACAGAACTTATGTAGCAGGTTTGTTAGACGGGGGCGAAGTTTCCCTTGAAGGAAACCTAACTACAGCGGTAGCAGGTAATGTAATTATGACCGCATTAGAAGCAAGGGCAACAGCAGTAATCGTTATTACATTCCCAGCAGCAGCAGGGGTGGCAACTTGGACATTTGATGGATTGGTAACGGCATTTGAAACCAGCGCACCGCACGACGATAAACTTGGTTTTTCTGCCAGCATTAAAGTATCAGGTCAGCCAGTATTAGCTTAATCTTAATGTAAGAGGGAAGGAGGTTAATTATGGCTGGATATGCTGGTTTAGGCACAATATTACGAATTGATATGGGCGGTGCAGGGAACGCAGTTGCTGAATTAACAAGCATCGGCGGACCATCTGTTTCTTTAGATACAATAGACGTATCTTCGCATGATAGTTGGCAACAAGGAGATACCATTGATGCTGTAACATTTACCAATGGAACTGATACTATTAATTGCGTCGGTCACGGGTTACAAAACGGGGAAGTAGTTGCTTTTCGTTTAGGCGTAGGTGGCGCATTACCGGCAGAACTATCTGATGACCGTTGGTATTATGTTATTAACAGAGCAGCTAACACGTTCCAAATATCAGGAACATTTGGCGGCGGGGCATTCGCTTTTACAGACGATGGCTCGGCTATTGTTAATGTATTTAGGGCTTCACCATATCGTGAATATGCAGGTGGTTTAATTGATGGCGGGGAAGTTAGTTTAGAAGGGAATCTTGCCGAAATAGCGGACGCAGACGAAATAAAAGATGCAATGGATGCCCGCGATGTTTTAGAATTTGAAATAGAATTTCCAACAGGCGATATGTGGGAATTTGATGGAATTGTAACCGCATTTGAAACATCAGCACCACACGATGACAAGTTAGGTTTTTCTGCAAGTCTTAAAATTACGGGGCAACCAGTATTGACCTAAAAGGCACGAAGGAGGATATTTAAATGAGATATGTTGAATTTGAAGCGGGGGGCAAATCATATAGGCTAAGATACGACTTTAACGCCATTGCCGACTTAGAACAACAGTCCGGCTCAGGTGTTATTAGTTTATTTAGCGAAGAAAAAGTAGGGTTTCACACAATTAGAATGCTTTTATGGGCTGGTTTAAAATGGGACACAAAAGGTTTAACTACAGAAAAAACTGGCGACATAATTAATAACTTTGTTGCAGAAGGCAATTCGCTTGAAGAATTGTCTAATTATATTACAGACGCATTACAGGAAAGCGGTTTATTTGGCGATGTAAAAGGCGGCAAAGACAAAACCCCTTTTCCGGGGACATCACAACAAAAATTAAAGAACTCCAAAAAACAGGGCTAACCATCGGTTTATCTATTAAAGAGTTTTGGCAATTAACATTAGCAGAATTTGAAGACTATATAGAAGCATACAAAGCAAATACCAGAAAAGAAGACTGCAGGGTAGCATTAATTTGTGCATCAGTTTATAACGCAAACCGCACAAAGAAAGATAAATTAATAAAACCAGAACAATTTATGCCAAAAGAAGATACGAAAAAACAGCAACAGTCACCAGATGATATGTTAAGAATTGCAGAAATGATGACCCGCATGAAGGGCGGTAGGGACTTACGAAAGGAAACTGCCAATGACGACATTAGCTGAATTATTAGTTAAGGTTAAACTTGATTCCGCAGAGATAGAAAAAGGGTTAAGCGGACTCCAAGGGAAACTTCAAAACATAGGTAGCGGTTTAACCAGCACGGGTAAATCTCTAACTATGGGTGTAACTGCGCCCATAATTGCCGGGGTTGCCACGATAGGCAAACTAACTAATGAAGCTATTGGTTTTGAACAACAAATGAATGAAGTTTTTACCCTTATGCCCGGTGCAACAAAAAAATCGATGGGTAAAATGTCCGCCGATGTTTTACAATTTGCGAAAGATATGGGGGTTATACCATCAGAGGTTGCCCCAGCACTTTATCAGGCTATTTCAGCAGGGGTTCCTGCCGATAATGTGTTTACATTCTTAGAAACAGCGAATAAGGCGGCTATCGGGGGTGTTACAGACTTAGAAACAGCCGTGGATGGGATAACAACGGTTGTCAACTCTTACGGTGCAGAGGTAATGGATGCAGGCAAAGCATCCGACCTAATGTTTACTGCTGTTAGACTTGGTAAAACTACTTTTGGCGAATTATCAGCTTCGTTATTTAATGTTTTGCCATCAGCATCTTCGCTTGGCGTAAGTTTTGAAGAAGTATCAGCGGCGATGTCAACCATGACTGCACAAGGTGTTCCGACTTCTGTTGCTACAACACAAATGCGCCAGTTACTTGTTGAACTCTCTAAAGAGGGTGGTAAAGCCGCAGGCGTATTTCAAGGTTTAGCTGGTCAATCATTTAAAGACTTTGTTGCTGCCGGTGGGGATGTATCAGGGGCATTAGCCATTATGACCGAACATGCCAATAGTACGGGTGTTGGTGTAAATGACCTGTTCGGTTCAGTGGAAGCTGGAAATGCTGCATTACAACTTTCGGGTGAAAATGCTGCCATGTATAACGCTCACCTTGGAGAAATGCAAACAGTAGTGGGCGCAACAGACGCGGCATTTGAAACGATGGAACAAGGTGTTGGTCGGCAGATGGAAAAACTGCGGGCGGAATTTGCAGCAACTATGATCGAAATTGGTGATAAATTTTTACCGGTTATCACCGAAACCCTGATACCCATTTTTCGTGAACAAGTTGTTCCACTTTTAGAAAAGGTAGCTGAGTGGCTGAAAAATGTAGCTGAATGGTTTAGTAATTTATCACCGGAAATGCAAAAAACAGTATTAGTAGCCATTGCTATTGCGGCTGCTCTTGGGCCAGTATTGGTTGTTTTGGGAATGTTGGTTAGCGCACTTAGCGTGTTATTATCCCCCATTGGGTTAGTGGTATTGGCTATTATCGCATTAATAGCAATAGGGGTTTTGCTTTATAAAAATTGGGATAAGATAAAAGAGAAAACTGTTGAAATATGGGATAGTGTTAAAAATTATTTTAGTCAATTGTGGGAGCAGTTAAAGACATTTTTTGGCGAATGGGGGCCTTGGCTTATAGCGGCACTTATGGGGCCGTTGGGTATTCTTGCCAAATTAATTTATGATAATTGGGACAAAATTAAAGCGTTTGCTATCGAGGTTTGGGGTGCGATAAAAGATTATTTTGTTAAAAATTTTAATGAAACAAAAGAATTTATGACAAAAATCTGGGAATCAATTAAAACCTTTTTCTCCACTACATGGGAAAGTGTTAAAATGACCGCGCAATCTGTATGGGATGCGATCAAGGCATTTTTTACAGGGAATTTTAATGCAACAAAAACATTTATAATGGGAATATGGGAATCAATCAAAACGTTCCTTTCTGCTGCATGGAATACAATTAAAACAACCGCGTTATCAATATGGGAAAATATTAAAAACGGCGTTATTGGTAAGGCAACTGCTCTAAAAGACGGGATAGTTTCAACTATCGAGACAGCCCTTGCATGGATTAAAAAAATTCCAGCACAAGCCCTTCAATGGGGCAAAGATATTATACAGGGTTTGATTAACGGTATCAGAAATATGGCAGGCAATTTAATGGGCGCATTACAAGGGGTAGTAAATAGTGCAATCAGTTCTGTTAAATCTGTATTAGGGATAAAGTCACCATCAAAACTATTTAAAGATATTGGTGAAAATGTAGTAAAAGGGTTTGAAATTGGCGTAGATGGGAATAATGTTGCACCGAATTTAGCAGGGAATTTAGTCGGCAAAGCGTTAGGTTCGCCAAGTATGTTATACACTCATGGTCTTGCAACAGATGGGCGTAACCAAACAATTATTGTAGAATTAGATGGTAGTATTATAGCGAAAGCAATAGCAGACCCGTTTATGGATAAAGTAAGAATACATAGCAGGAGTGCAATTTAATGACCACACCGTATTTATCGAAAGAACAAATGCTCATAGTAGAAATTGGCGGCGTAAGACAAAGAATGCGCGTCAACACTTTCTCTTTAGAAGATATTATTGAAGCTAAAACGCTTTGTTCTTTCCAAGTGGTTGACTTAGACTTTAATAAACGCTTTACAAAAGGGCAACCAGTTAAAGTATATTCACGGGCATTAATTGGCAATGAAGACTTCCAAACTGGTAAAATGGATGCACCGGCAAACGAAGTGGTAGAAATATTCTTGCAACCGCATTTTGTTATTGAAGCAGAAGTGAACGAAGGGGAAATAATATTTCAGGGCGTAATAGAACGCTCGAAAGCAATTAATTATTTACCGGGCGGGGCTTTGTTTCACAATATAGAGTGTATTGACTATCATTATGCGGCAGACAAAAGGTTAGTCGCAAGGGCATATGAAAACGAAAATGTCATGGATATTGTTATGGATATTTGGGAAACATATTTATTGCCAGAAGATGTGACTTTATCACAATCAACTTACGATTTTTGGCATACTGGCGGCGGGGTAGTTTTAGAAGAAGCAGTTTTTAACTATGTTTCAACAAGTCAGGCATTAGACGCATTAGCAGAAAGAACAGGTTATTGGTGGCGGATAGACGAATATTTACAATTACATTTTGTAGAAAGAAGCGAATATGTAGCACCGTGGGTTTTAACCGGGGAAGAAATTTTATTAGATACTTTAGTGCTTGAAAGCAGGGCACCAAAGTATAGAAATAGACAATTTATCAGGGGTGCAACTGACTTAACCAGCGAACAAATAGAAATTAAAGAAGGTAACGGAACAGATAGAACATTTGTAACCGGTTATCCAGTAGCAAAAGTACCCAAAGTAGAAGTTGACTTAGGTGGCGGTTACGAAGAAGAATCTGTTGCTATCAAAGGTATTGCAGAAGCAAAAGAAGGTGTAGTTAATTTAGCGGGTGATGCAGTTACGTGGGTAAGCGGCGATGGATTTGTTCCCGCTCAAGTAGGCAAAATAATAAATATTAATGGCAATAGATATGAAGTTGCTACAGTTACAGATGATGAAAATATTATTTTAGCGGCAGATTCAGGGGTAACAACAAATGGGTTAGATTATCATTTTCCGACATGGTATTGGAGCGGTGGGGAACCTGTAATTTTACAAGATAGTTTAGATACCGAAATAGCAGCAGCAGAATTTGTTAGGGTAACATATAGGGGCGAGTTCCCGGTTGTCACAGTTTCTGAATCATTTACGGCAGTTGCTGAAATGCGAACTATCGAACAACGGGGAACCGGCAGGGTCGAAGATATAGTAGATAAACCGCAACAAACGACAAGGTCTTCTGCTTTAGAATTAGCGGCACAGTTGTTAGGCAAGTATGCTGTTTCTGGTATAAGGTTAAAATTTAAAACTTATCGACACGGAGTAAGGCCGGGGCATTTATTAGAAGTTAATTTACCCGAATACGACTTGGCAAGCGAACAATTTTTAGTAGAAGCGGTTGAAGTTATAGACGATACAGATAGAATGTTGAAATATACAATAACTGCAATACAAGGGCCAGAAGAAGGCAACTGGGCAAAATTGTTTGATGAAATTATGGACAGGGGTTCTTTATCGGTTAGAGAAGGTATAGGAGAGGGAGAGGTTTTGCTCTCACCTTTTGACTATAGTAAAGACTGGACAGGGGAACCTCAACCAGATAATATTATGACTGTAATATATCCGGCAAACGCATTATTCCCAGCAAATACATTATACCCGTGTTACGCTTTTAACGATAGAATAAAATATTTTGAATGGGTTATAGGCGGTGTTCCAGTAGGTAGAAAAGTGATGACGACCAGAGAAGACATGGAAACCGATAGCATCAAAACAACTATTTATCTTGATCCATTAGATGCACAAGGGATAGTGCAAGAATTTCATTGGTATGGTGGAATAAAAGCAACAGAAGCGCTTGGTTCAGGGAACAAGGTAGCGGAAGAAAATAATGGCACGTTACCGTTAAACAAAACAACATCAGAAGCATGGATAATAAATAGAACAGATTATATAATTTAATAAGGAGGCATTACAATGGCTTATGTAAGAGTTAACTGGGATGAAATAACAACGCCTATATCGGCTGCAAACTTAAATGTGATGGACGAAGGCATTGAAGATGTCGAAAATGAAGCATTGAAAAAAGCTGGTGGGACAATGACCGGGAAACTTTATCCACAAAATAATACTGACTATACCACGGGGCAAGCTAGAAGAATTATTCTTTCGACCGGAGACCCATCTGGCGGCGGTAACGGTGATATTTGGTTGAAATACGAGGCGTAAGAGGGGGATCTTGCAATGACTCATATAAATATAGGCGGATCATGGAAAGATATTAGGGAAGCACACTGTAATATTGGCGGCACATGGAAAAGAGGGCAAAGCCTATGGGTTAACATTGGCGGCACTTGGAAGAAAAGTTGGGAAGCACGGATATATCTTTATAACGAAGGGGACGAAGCAGATAGCGGTGGATGGTATAGGCACAATTATTCGGGAAACGGTAATCTTAGTAAGGGAGCCAACTCCTTGCACCTTAGTGCTTCTGATGGTGGTTACGTAAGTGCCTTTCACTATGATGGTCCTGATCGTTCTGTTTATTCCAAACTACGGATAGATGCACAATGGAGTGCAATAGATGCAACACTCGCTTTTGTTGGTGCCTCTACTACTCAGGCGGAAGCTGTTATTGTAAAATATTCGTCATTTTCCCGACAACTTTTAACAGTAGATGTTTCAGCGAAGACATGGATTAACAAGGTTTTAATATCTACTACTGCTGGCGCATCAGGCACATCGTCAGTTAATGTTTATAAAATATATTTTGACAATTAAAATGATGGCAGAAAATATAAAAGAACTAAAGAGGCTGAAATAAAGGGGTGGTTAAATGGCAGCAGAAGAATTAGCAAAAATTGAAGTCGGAATACCTGACAGAGTATGGGACTTATATTTCGGGCCAAAAGGGGCTATTCCACGGTTGGAAAAAACGATGAACACGTTATGCTTAAAACTTGATGCGGTAACTTCTGGCTTAGAACAGACCCAAAAGGATATGAAACAATATAATGAACTCCGCCCTGAAATACAGAAATGTGCAGAAGCTATTGAAGAACAAAGAAGAATTTGCGAAGGGGTGCAAGCGAGTAAAGGAGCAACAATTAGAACAAATACAGAATGGGAAGAACGGGTAAAAGCGGAACGGTTAGAAGCAAGGGACGAAGCATGGCACCGCTTTAAAGTTGTTACAACGATAATCAGTTTAATATTAGCAGGGGTAGGGGTTATTGTAGGCACGCTTCTTTAAAACCAAACGAAAGGGAGTAAAAATATGAATATTATACAAGACTTAATTCCAGCGGGCAGGCGGAATAGACCCGCAACCGTTCCCGGTCATGCAAGATACGGTAAAATTGTGCCGCCTAAATATATCACAATTCATAACGCATGGTCTCCGTGGGACGCAAAAGGGTTAAACGCTTATATGAAAAGCGATAGTTGTGCTAATAGACCAGCAAGCTGGCATCTATCTGTTAGCGATAATTTAGTTGTGCAGGGTGTTCCATTTGGGGAAACCGCTTGGCACGCAGGCGACTATATTAATGCGGCTAACCCCGGAATAGGCAATTCACAAAGTATAGGTATTGAAATATGCGACTTTTATAATCCGACCACCAAAAAGAATGACCAACAAAAATACCTATTAGCCGAGGCGTATTCAATTAAGTTAGTTGCATATCTTATTAAAACAGTTCCAAGCCTATTACCGTTTCCTGAATGCGTTGTTCCTCACACTAAGTGGCGACCAGCAAGCGGGTGTCCATCAAGAATATTAGGCAGAAAAGATGGCTGGGCAAATTATATTAAAGCAATTAAAGAAGAATTAGAAGGCACACCATCAACGCCAGAAGCACCATGGCCTAATTATCCAATTCCGAGAGTTGACAAAACTATTGGTGTTGAAGTAAATGGTAAACGAACAAATGAAGTAGGCTATCTAATTAATAATGCCACTTATGTCCGGGCAGCGTATGTAGCCGGTTTAGTAGGTGTTAATGTTACCGGGCATGGCGACCATATTAAGATAAACACGAAAGGGTGATAATTTTGTTTAATAAAGTATTTCCTGAAGAACAAATGACCACCCAGCCGCAAGAAGAGAACAGGCATTTATTCAGTAAAACTATAGTGGTATTAGCGGTAATATCTATTTATTTATATACAATAACAGTTTTAGTTTTTTCATGGCATTATCGGGTAGTTCCTAACGAATTAACCGTCGGTTACTACACCTTTTGGGGGGTCGAGATGCTTGCTTTAGCTTATAAACATACAAAACAAAAAACAGCAGAATTGCAGTATAATAACTATAACGAAGGGAGCGATATTTTATGAGTTGGGTTGAATTACTGTTACCAGTCATTGACCAAGCAGTAGAAACTTTATTGAAATTAGTGGTTATTCCGCTAATATGGGTAGGTTTACAATGGTTTAAGAATTGGGCAGTAGATACATGGGTTAAAAAGTTAGTAGTAGAAGGTGTTATGTTTGCACAGGAGAAGTATTGGTCTATTGATGGCGAACAACGCTTTGAGCAGGCTAAAGCATATGTTCTTGAACGACTTAACAAGTATGGTATCAAAGTAGAACCAGCATGGCTTGACGCTTTAATTGATGCAACTGTTAAACTATTAAGAGACGAATTTGAAGACTGGTATAACAAAGAAGAATAACCTAAATGGTTAAAATATTGTGGTGGCCTCCTCCCCACCACATAAAGTCCCCCGGACAGGCTGAAATATTGGCATCTGGGGGACGCTTATCTATAGGGGGTTTTAATTCCGGCCGATATATGTTATAATACTATAAAGGAGGAATGCTTATGCTACCAGATAGCGGAAAAAGAGAAAATTTTAAAACTGGTGCAGTAAGAGATATTCAAGAAGGCAAAGGGAGGTTTGACCTGATAAGTCCCGCAGCTTTAACAAGACTGGCTATCCACTATGAAAACGGCAGTAGAAAATATGATGACAGGAACTGGGAGAAGGGCATACCGGCTTCAAGATGTTTTTCAAGTGCAGTAAGACATTTGTTTAAATGGATAGCAGGCTTAAATGATGAAGATCATTTAGCAGCAGCAGCGTGGAATATTTTTGCTATAATGCACTTTGAAGAAAACAAACCAGAAATGATAGATATTTCTTCAAGACAACAAAAGGAGGAAGATAGTGTTATATCTAAAGGGAAACCACACATTCCGGGCGGATATTAAACCAACTGGTGTAATTGATATGGATGGCGTAGTAGTAAACTTTGTCCCAGCAATTTGCAATGAACATAACAGAATAACCGGTAAACATTTAACACCGGCAGATATTACAAGTTGGGATATGCGGCAATTTGGTGTAACTGATGAAATGTGGATAAAGCCGGGGTTCTTTAGAAAACTAAGACCAATACCGGGCGCAATAGAAGTATTATACAAACACAAAGACAATTATAACTTTGTAATTGCAACAGACTGTATGAGTATTGATTTTATCCAGAAAGAAAAACAATTATGGTTAGAAGAACATCTATCATTTATCAAACAAGCATATTTTCTTAGCGATAAGTCAATAGTTCCGGGTGACTTTATTCTTGATGATGCACCGCACCATTTAGACAATTATCCCGGCATTAGAATTAAAATGATAACACCCTATAATAAAAACACGAAAGCTGACCACGAAGTAGAAGACTGGCAAGCAATAGATAATTTATTCAGTAAAGGTTTTTAGTCCAACCTACATTGGTAAAAAGGGGATGAATGAAATTAGTAAAGAACAATTTGATGACATAGAAATTAGGCGACTTAAAGAAGAAGAAGTGATGAGCATCGCTCAAATTTCCGAAATGACAGGTAAAACAGTTGCACAAATTAAACATGCACTAAGAAGGGCACGGCTAAAAGGTAAAATTGAATTTGAAGATATTTTGAGGTATGACGACTCCGATGTAGAAAACATGATAAAAGCAACCCATATAATGCAAGAAGCAAAAATGAGAATTAGCACCAAGCAGGTTCAGGCAACCATTCGTTTAGATGAAACTAAACCGTTTGGAATAGCATTTAGCGGTGACTGGCACGCAGGGCATTCAGGGGTTGACTATGTTCTTCTTGACCAAGAAATAAAAACGATAAGAGATACCGAAGGGCTTTATATGGTCGGTATGGGAGACTACAGGGAAAATGCGGTCAAACATCAGGGTTCCCATTTTGGTGAAATATTATCACCGGGAATGCAGGATAAAATGGTTGTTAAATATATGAAAGACCTTCGGGATAAAGCATTAGCGTTGGTGATTGGCTGCCATGATCAGTGGGAGGCTACAATGACCGACAAGTCTTTAATGGAAACCCTTTGTTCCGAAGATGTAGCTGATGCAGTTTATTTATGGCATGGTGGCGAAATAACTCTAAAAGTGCAAGACGAAGAATACTTAATAAAATGCAGACATAAATTCCGCTTTGAAAGTAGTCTTAATTATGAAAATGCACCCCGTAGAATGATGGAAGTATTTGGCCCAGCCGATGTTGCTATGATAGCGCATAAGCATAACCCGTTCCAAATTATGCGCCATCTAATGGGGCAATACAGGGTATTCGGCAGAAGTGGTTCTGTTAAAGTTTGGGATGACTATGGTCAACAGGGTGGCTTTGGTAAAGGCAAACCGGGCGTTCCTGTTATTATATTTTATCCGAATGAACATAGAGTGATACCGTTTACACATTTAAAAGATGGTGTAGAAGTTTTGAATGCGATCAGAAAATAACGGGACTTTACTTTTTCTCTATTATATTATATAATAATATAAGAGGGGGACATAAAAAACTAACTAGTACATTATATATATAATATAATAGTACTAGATAATATAATTGATAATAATACTATTAATAACTAATAAAAAAAGCCACATCATTTTACTATTAAAAAGGAGGTAAATAATGCAGGTAGAAGAAAGAAATAAAATGGTGGAAGACAATCTTGGTTTGGTTTACTATGTGGCTAAAAAGTATAATAACAGAGGTTTGGAATTTGAAGATTTAGTTCAAGAAGGCAGTATTGGTTTAATAAAGGCAGCAGAGAAATTTGATCCAAAACGGGATGTGAAGTTTAGCACTCATGCCACTTGGTGGATAAGACAGGCAATCGTAAGGGCAATTAGTAATCAATCAAAAACAGTTAGAATCCCCAGCCATATGCACGAAAAAATATCAAAGGTTAGGATGGTTTTTGGTCAACTTTACCAAGACATGGGGAGGAAACCAACCCCCGAAGAAATCGCCACAAAGATGGAAGTTACGGACGATGAAATCTACGAAATTCTCTCCTACGACACATCATTACTTTCTTTAGAAACGCCAATCGGTGAAGAAGGAACAAGCGATCTTGTTCTCGGCGATACGGTAGAAGATAGGGAAGTGACAGACCCATTTAAAAATGCTTTTAATAAAGAAGTTAGGCAAGCAGTTGTAAGGGAGTTAGCAACGCTTACTGCACAAGAACAAGCCATTTTAAGGTGGAAGTTTGGTTTTGACTTATTCGAAGATAATACCGACCATTCAATGCACAAAAAGATAAACCTAATCGAACATGCTAAACACGATATAGCTGTAAGAGCAAAAGAAGAGGCTAAACCTGATGACCCGCCCCCAAAGAAAGCAACGACTAAAGAAGAAATTAGGAAAGAAAATCAAGCTATCGCAGAGGAATCTGGTCTTTCACTTAAAGAGGTTGAAGAAATACGAGAATACGACTATATTGGACAGGGTTTTACTTTTGAAGAAATAGGCGATAAGTTAAATTTAACAAGACAACGGGTAGAACAAATTGGTAAGAAGGCAATGGCAAAATTAAGGAAGAGCCGCACTATAAATGAGTATTTTAATGAAATGAAGTTGGAGTGGTAAGATGAATAAAATAACGGATAAAGAAGTTATTGATGTTATGAAACAGGGCGGTAAAAGAATAGTAGCGGAAGCTAAAGCGAAATGGCATAGCAGTAAATATACTTTAGGCGAAACTGATGTAGCAGAAAATATTAAACGATGGGAATTAATAAGCAATAGAGTTGATGAAATCGCTAATAATTGGAAGGAGTAATAATAATAAA